CAACCCCAAAATACATGAGATGCCGAATCGCGTAGCGCTGTGCTCGCAGAAGGATGTCGTGCTGAATTCCAGCACGATGGAACTGCGTCGCACCCAAGTTGTCTGGGCCTGGGCGCGGATCAAGTCGCACTATGGCTTGCCGAACTTCAACGGCCAGTCCGGTTACGCGATCATGGATCTGGTCACCAAGGCCACCCACGCCATCACCGTGCGCGAGGGCCTGCGGGTGCAGATTTCAGATACTGCTTACGTCTATGAGGAACGGCGCAAGAACCCGCCGCGCTGGTACAAGGTGCTGGGCTGGTCCGAGCCGGTCCATTTCATCGTGCTGACCACTCGCTTGATCGAGAAGTCCGACTTCGCGCTGCCGCCGCAGAACAGTTTCGCACCGCAGCCGAGTCGCATCGAGTTGTAATGTCGCGTACGTTGATCATTGTGGTCATGGCACTTTCTATCATCGGTGTTTTTGTTCTGCTGCTGAGTTTGAGCGCATCATGAGCTTCACTATCGAATTCTCGCCGTGGGGAAAATTTTACGCACGGGAGAACAAGGCTGAGATCCGGCGCTGGTTGCGCTCGATAGGCCAAGCCGGCACTGAGGCGTTTCGCAACGGCATGGGGAAATACCCGCCGGCGTCGGCGCCGGGTGCTTGGCCGAACAGTCGCACCGGCAGCTTGAAGAGCACGATTAATTACGAGGTCGGTGGCGGTGGCGCCTTCGAGTATTCGGTGACCATCGGCACCGATATGCACTACTCTAAATATTTGCGTGAGGGCACCAGTCGGATGGCGCGGCGCAAGATGAGTGACAATGCCCTCAAGGAGGGTGTGCGGGTTGGTCGCCTGCATAAGTGGGTGGAGTGGGCCAGAGGCTGATGGACGCACGGGTCGAACCGCAGCAAGAGACACGCTTTCTTCCGGCGGTGGCCGAGGCTGTCGCTGCATGGTTTCCGGATCTCGGCGGTCGTGCCATTGCGGTGTCCGAGGTATCGATCACCAAGGACAACGTGCCGACCTTGCCGCTCGCCCTGGTGGCTTTCGTGCGTTCGGTGTCGGAGCAGCCGGCCAACAGCCGGGTTGAGATGTTCGACATTACCGATACGTTCATCGTCGACTTCTGGCTGCCGCCGGCTCGCTACAAGACTGCCAGTGGCGCCGAGACACCGTACTGGAGCTACTACGATTATGAAGGAATTCGCGACAAGTTGCTGACCAACCTGTCGCGCTGGCAGACGCCGGGTGGTGAACGCATCGCCTACCGTGGCATGGTGATCGAAGCCGAGCCATTGGCCGTGACTTTGACGTTTACCTTCATCGCCAATTTTCGTTGGTGTCCGACTGGGCCGAAGGAGAAGGGTGACAAGTTCACGGTTGAGTTTAACCTGTGTGCACCAGAATCGTGCATTCCAGACCATTGCCCGGAGCCAGTCGATCCGTGTGACAACATCCCGACTGGCGGGATCCGGCCACCGGAGGAAGACTTGGAAGAGGCTCCAAATGACGGCAAGATGTACGTCAGGCAGAATGGCGAGTGGGTCGAGCTACCTGTCAGTCAGGCGTCGATGTCGTTCAACTATAAATTTGACGGTCAAACGGTAAACCCAAGCGATCCGGGTTCCGGCAAACTGCGCTACAGTTCTGTGGTGTTGGCCGATATCACTGAGCTTTACGTCGACCGTCTGACGTCTGATGGCTTGGACACCACCACCATGTTCACGACCATGAAGTTCAGCGACGAGATCGTGATTCAGGAAAAGGATTTTGCTCTGCGCAATCAGGTATTCAGATTGACTGGTGCTGGCGAGGTCATGCCGGACTGGTTCAAGATTCCGGTGGAGTTTGTTTCCTCCAACGGCAGCCCGTTCAACAACAACCTGAACATCTCCGTACTGACCCGGTCTTCGTAACGTGGCCGTGAAAATAAATATTGCTTCGTCCAAACACAGGAGAGCAGACATGCCGATGATTTATGTAAAGGCCAAGCCGAACCGTGCGGCCTTCGTCGAAGGCAAGATCATTCCACAAGACAAGTTCGTTGCAGTGACCGAAACGCCTTACGTTCGGCGTCTGGTCGATCACTGGGAAGACCTTGAGCAGGAAGGCGGCAAGAAGCCGGCCAAGGCCAAGGCCAAGCCCGCCGACACGAGCTACGCCAAGACCAACTGATCCACCCCGAACCGCCGACCCGGCGAGAAGGAGCTAGCCTATGTCTATTGACAGCTTGCGGTCCGGCGCAATCCGGATCTGCTTCGATCCATCCCTCAACGCATTTCCGAGCAAGTGCCGGATCCTGCTTGAGGGTCAGATGATCGACACTGGCTCCGCTGAGCCGGATGAGTTGATCAAGATCCCGTCGCTGCGCGACGTCGATGACCTGTTCGGTGAAGGCTCGATCATCGCCGAGGGACTCAAGGTGGCGTTTGCCTGTTGCGGCAACAACGCCATGGAGTTCTACGCGCTGCCGCGATCCGATACATCGGCCGGTGCCACCACCAAGGCGGCCTATACCATTACCTTTACCGGTCCTGCTACCTCCGACGGTCGTGTCGACTTCTTCATCGGTGACGGCCACTGGAATACTTCGACACGGATTGTCGAAGGTGACACGGTCGACGAGATTGCCACGGCGGTTGCCGGTGCGATGACGTCCGAGCCGGGCTTCCCATTTACCGTGGCGCATACGCTTGGTGTCGTCACCCTGACGGCGAAGAACGGTGGCACCGTCGGCAACCACGCCAGCATTCTCTACAACTGGCATGAACGCCGTAACTATGCGCCGGCCGGTGTCACTGTCGCGGTGGCGCAGTCGATACAGGGCACCAATGTACCGATGGTGCAGTTAGACTATTCGGCGGTGCTCGGTGAGTGCTGCTACTGCTGCATCGGCATGCTCTACGACAATCCTGATTGGCAGGACGCGATGATCCAGTACATCGCTTCGGCGTGGTCTTGCGACAAGCCGCAGTGTTTCGGCCACGGTTACACCTACAATTCCGGCACGCTCGGCCAGATCCTGGCGACCGATACCAACTCAGCCGAAATCAGCCGCATCGCCCAGTGCTCGACCGATCCGATCTTCGGCTGGCTCAAGGCGGCGGCCTACGCCTCGCACTCTTGCTGCGAGACCGTGGATAATCCTGAACTGTCGATACAGGGGCCGCAGTTCGGCGTGCTCACCTGCCTGCGGCAGCCGGAGGCTTGTTTCCAGTGCTTCACCTTCGACGAGCAGCAGTTGCTGCAAGCGACCGGCTTTGTCGTCATGGTGCCGTTGCAGGGCGGTACTGGATCGATGACACAGCCGATGGTGGTCAACGATGTCACTAACAATCGCTACGATGAGAACGGCCGCCTTAACGCAACGTGGTGGAACGTCAACTCGCGGCGGCTGGCTGCGGCGACCGCCGATAAGGCGGCCATCGAACTTGGCAAGGTTGTCGGTCTCGGCCTGTTCACCAAGAACACGCAGATTCCGGCCGGCGTGCGCGGTACCAATCCGCGCCTGATCCTCGGCCAGTTCCGGACCTGGGCCAAGTCGCAGGTCGGCGTGCTGTTCTCGGAATTCGAGGACATCGACCGCGACATCATTCTGCGCACCGACTTCGAGGTGGCGCCGAAGTGTCAGGGTATTCCCGGCAAGCTGTGGATCGACTTCATCTACCGGCCGCCGGTTCGCATCAGCACGATCATCATCAACGCCAAGCCGTCGATGCTGTCCAACTGTTGAGGTCATGGGTCAGCCCACTCAACTTAGCTTCCTGTTTACTTTTCCCAAGGAGGGAAAAATGCACGGCGACCCAGAGACCGATCCCAAGCCAGCCGACCCGGCGCCCGCGCCGGCTCCGATCTCGGATCCACCGCCAGCTAGTCCGGCGCCTGCGCCGGCCGAGCCGGCTCCGCAACCCGCCGCCTGATCTCACTCGGCGAAACGCAATAGGAGACAATACCAATGACTTGCGAAAATCAGGTCGGCGTAAAGAACATCCTGCTCAGCTTCCGCGATTGTGACACGGACGTTGTGTACGGACCGATCTCACACAATCTCAGCAGCACGGATCTGCCGATGTGGCGGCTATGTCCGTTCAACAACGATCCGCTGCCGCGTGGCTACGTCAAGCGGCAGCCGACCAATCCCGAGGTCGAGATCAAGGTGATCCGCGACCTGCGCATTCCGCTCAGCATGTATCAGGGCTGTAGCGACGTGAACTTGCAGGTCGAGTATTACAATGGTCTGGTCTATTCGGCATCGAAAGGCACCGGCACGGGCGAGGACAAGTCCGACACCCACGAGGTGACAATGACGATCTCATTCAGGGAGATCGACGAACTGTTGCCGGCCGGAACGCTGGAGCCGACCGAAGAGGTCATCCAGCCGACTTTCGCGGCGGCAGCGTAGCATTAGCGACAGTACACCATCACGGCGGAAGCAGGCGGCGCCTGCTTCCGTTCGCCGTAGCACGTCATCGAAGGAGCCTGTAGTGAGTGAAAACGTGACCAAGCTACCGGCGCAGCCGGAACGTCTGAAGATCGAGTTTCAGCTGGGTGACACATTGATCGACGGCGCGGTGATCCGGCCGCTTACCTTTGCTGGATTCTCCGACGCTATCGTTGCGGCGCAGGCCATGACGCAGCCGAAACTTTTCGAGGCGCGATTGCGTCGTGTTCGGATGACCAAGCAGGTCACCTACTACTCTGGCAATTCTGTCGTGGCGATGACGCCGGAGAACGTGCTCAAGATGTCTATCCCGGCGGTTCGCCTGATCGGCTCGCATCTTGACGATGACGAAGGCCCGCCGGGCAAGGTCATCCGCGACGGTGACGGCATCGACAAGGCCATCGTCTACGAACTCGGCACGCCGATTTCCCTGGGCCAGGGCAAGACACCGATCAAGGAACTGGAGTTTCAGGCCAGTACCTATGGCGATATCGAGGATGTGCTGGCGGTCGATTCAACCATCCAGCAGACCATGATCCTGATCGCCACCGTCGCCAAGCCGCTCGGCACCAGCCTGTCGCTGCTGCCGTCGTGGGCGGTCAATCAGATCACTGTGACCGACGGCGTGATCATCTCACGCGAGATCTTGTCGCGTTTTCTGGAGTCGCCGGCAGAATAGTCGAGCGAGTGGAAGAGTACCGTTACTATTCCGCTTCGGCTGGCGATTTGCGACAGCTTACCGTCGGGCAGCTTACGCTGCGCATCTTCAATTTCACCAAGGTGCACAAGCAGGAAATGAAAAACAGAATCATCCTGTCCGGCGGCAAGGCTAAGTAGTCGTGGCCTCTTTTACCGAACAGGCAACCCTCAAGGTTGTCGATCAGTCGACAGCACCGCTTCGCAGCATCAATGCGGAGTTGAAAAAGCTGTTGAGCACAGCGCGTACGCTTAAGTCGATCACTGTCGATATCAAAGCAGATACCGGAAAAGCTACCGCTAACATAAAGCGGCTGACCGACAACGTAAGCAAGCTGCAAGGCATTAAGCCGATAAACATTTCGGTCAATGCAAATGGTCTGACTTCTGCCTCGCGTCAACTCAGCAATCTGCACGACCGAGCCAGAAGCCCGATCCGGTTGCGGACGATTGCCGCTGCTGCAATCGGCACCTACGGCACGACTGGTCTAGCGTCCTCGTTCAATCGCGCTTCTCGCGAGGGTACGCGCGACGTCGATATCGGTGCGACTTCGCTTGCGCTCAAGGAGCTAAAGGGCGCTCGCAAGACCATGGTCGACGATGCGATCAAGGGCATTGGCGAAGCCCAGGCCGGTCGCAGAGGCGGTGCCACATTCAACGCCGGCATCATCTCGCAGCAGATGTCGGAAATGCTCGGCGTCGTCAAGATCGGCGCCGCTACGTCGGACGAGGATGCGCAGAAGCGGGTTAACGCAGCAAAGTTTCTATCCGATCAAAATCTGGAACTGGCTCGCACGTTTGTCGCGCTGGGCGTCGACACCCAGAAGGCGCAAGAGGAGTCGATCCGTTACGGCAAAGCCCTGGAAATGCAGGGCAAGATCTACGACAGCCAGGGCAACATCAATCTGAAGGTTGCGGAGCAGCAGTACAACGACATCCGCAAGCTCATTCCGGCCATCGGCAAGGAAGCCACCGGCACTCACTTCCTTGAGTTGATGAAGTACCTGCGTGTCTCTAAGTTCTCGCTGTCGCCGGAAGGCATTGCTTCGGCGATGGCGAAATTCGAGGAAATGGGCACCTCGGCCGCCGTCGGCATCAATCAGATGATCAAGAATCTGACGGGTGGCGGCACCAAGGCGGTGCAGAAGGAGCAGCTGCGGCTCGGGATTGTCGGTCAGACGACATCGACCAGCGCCAAAGGGAAGACCAAGGTCGTTCCCGGTGCGATGTCGGAGGCTGATGCCAAGGTGCTGCGCGAGACTCCGCAGACCTATGTCAGTGAGATACTGCTCAAGAAACTGGCCGACGATCTACGCAAGCAAAACAAGAACATCACCGACAAGGAGATTCAGGCCAAGTTCGACGATCCGGTCTACGTTGCCGGCCAAGTCGACAAGATTGTTTCCGACCGCACAGCGCGTGATCTGCTGGCCAGCATGATCCTGCTGCGGCAGGAGAACGAGCAATTTCTCGCCGACTGGCGCTCGCGCACCGGCACCATCGACGCGAACCGTGTCGCCACCGAGAAGTCCGTGCTGGTGGCCGGCGCAGGAGTGTCGAGCCAGTTTAAGGGTATGATCGGCAGTGCTGTGGTGGCGATGGCGCCGTTGATCAATGGCGTAACGCAGCCACTTGGTCGGTTCTTCCAGCAGAGTGCCGACGACATCAAGAAGATAGGCGAGGGTGATCTTGCTGCCGCCGGCCGTGTCGCAATCGATTTTGCTGCTGTCGCAGGCGTGGGAGTGGGTGCGTACACTCTCGTCAAGCAAGCGCTCGATAAGAGTGGTGCAACCGGCATTATCGCCAACGCTGCGGCGTTTAACGCCCTGGTGACGGGTGACGACGCCACGCGAGCACTCGGCGGTGCCGCATTAGGACTATTGGGTGCTGCTGATGCATTGAAAGGCGCCGCAGCGGCATTGGGTGGTCCGGCGCTTACGCCGCAGGGCGGTCCGAATGCGCCCGGCCAGCCCGGCAACAAGCCCGGTGCGCCGGCGGCCAAGCAGCCGTGGTGGAAGCGATTGGGCGGCGCGGCGAAAGGCACCCTGCCGTTTGCAGCGGGTGTTGCTGCCAGTACGTTGCCGGTATTTATCGGTTCATTGTTCGTGAGTGGCGGCGACAACCAGCCGGATATTACCAAGGCCGCAACAGAGGCTGAGCGTGATCGGATCTACGCGCAGAGCCGGACCAATTATGCGATTTACAAAGCCAACGAGCGGCTCAAGGTGCTTGAATCCGGCAGTGCCAAAACTGCTGGCTCACGCGCCGGTGGCGGCAGGCGGCTCACCGCCAAGGAAATAGCCGAAGAGAAGACCGCGCTTAAGGCTCGCATCGCTGAGCTTAAGCAGGAGGCTGATCGTCTTTCCAAACCCGGCGAGAAGGCCGGCACGGTCGGGCCGGATGGATTGCCGCTGGAGCGGCCGAAGACCAACATCGAGCAGAGTTTGGAAGAACTGCGTCGGACCATACAGCAGATCAAGCCGTGGCCGATTCCCGACGAGGGTGGTGGTGATGGTGATGGCGATGAGGGTGGTGACGGCACTAAACCAGATAAATTGAGCGACTTGGATCAATCGACTCAGATGTTCGCCAGCGTTTTCGAGACCGGTAGCGCGGCCATAGCTGCGTCTGGGCAGACGGCAGCCGATGCACTGATCGGCGCCGCGCCCGGTATTGGTAGCACCATCGGCGACAACGCAGCGGCAGCGATATCGGCTGCGGTTGCCAACATCCAAGTCAACATCAACAACTCCAATAAAGCCGATACCGGCGCCAGACAGGATCCGAAATAGATGTCCCGCACTGTATGCGCCATCGGCAAGGATGTCTCCGAGGCCTCATTCAAGGGTGTGGCGTTCTACTGCACCGATGCCGACGCGGCCGGTGGACGGCGTGGCGCGGAAGGTGAGTTTCCATTCGGTGAGAACACTGCCTACGCCGACCTCGGTCGTAAAATACGTGTTTACAATCTCACCGCGCACTTCCGCGAGGATAACCACGTCGGCGACAGCAACGCGCTGTTTCGCGCCTGTGAAAGCCCAGGTCCTGGCATTCTTGTGCATCCGACACGCGGCACCTTCATGGCGGCGTGCCGGTCGGTCAAGGTCAGCGACAAGCTGGAAGAGGCCGGCGGCGAGTCGACTGCCGAGATGGAATTCGTCGAGGCCAATATCGGCTTCAGTGGAATCCTCGGTTCGATCTTCGGCATCATCTCGTCTGGCCTGTTCGCTGCTTCGCAGACTTCGTTCATGCGTGACTACACGCCGCAATTCGTGTCGCAGCCATGGGTAACCGATGTCGTCAACAACACCCAGCGCATGATCGGCGCCAGTGTCATCGAGGCAACGCAGACGTTGACGCCATCGTCGCCGTCATCAGATTGGCGCACGGTGTTCAGTGTCGATGCGGTGGCGACCGACGACGGTCTGGCGTTGTCGGCTGTGAATGTCGACGATGCCATGGTCAACGCCTTCTCGCTCATCTCGCGCAACGCTGTCGATCAAACCGACAAGCTCAATCGATTTCGCCGGTTGGTGAACGTGGCGCATACACTACCGAATCTGCCGCTCGGACCGGCGGCAGTCACCGACGAGGCGGCGGTCAGCCGGCATCGGCTCATGTCTGCTGTCGGCATGGCCGAGGCAACCATGGGCCGGAAGTACAATAACATCGACGATTGCCTGTCATCGATGTATCGCGTGCTTTATGTGTTCAAGGAAGAGGCCGATATCGCCTACGCCAATTGCGACAACGCTCTGTTTCTTGAGATCCGCAAATACGCAACCGAGTTCAGCAAGATGATGCACGACTTGTCGTATCGTCTGCCGAGCAAGATCACGGTGAACTTCTCCGGCGGCGTGCATCCACTGGTCGCCGCCTACGTCATCTATAATGACGCCAAGCGACATCGCGATCTTGAAGAGCGCAATGTGATCGACGCCAACGGGCGGATCGGTCCTCTGGTATTCGGTGTGCCGCCAGCATGATCCCAGTCGTCATCACAGTTGGCGGCGCAGTTCTGGATACTTGGACCGAGATGACGCTGCAACGGTCCAAGGACGAACTGACTGGCTCGCTCAGCGTCAGCATATTTGCCGGGGCACTGCCGTCCGGGCCGATGGTGCAGATGGCCAAATGCGGTGCCGAGATCCTCGTCTATGTCGGCGGGCAGCTGGCGTTCACCGGCACGGTCGACAAGCGGGAAGGATCCGGCACCACCAAGGGCAAGAAAGGCGCCGACAGCACCAACAAGAAGGCCGGCAAGGGTGGCAAGGCTGGTGGGTCGAAGAATGCCAGCAGCAGCGTCACTATCGGGCCGAACGAATACACCATCAAGCTTTCGGCACGTGGTCAGACCAAGCGGTTGATCGATTCATCGCATCAGCACCCGACCACCAACATGATGCAGCCGACCACCAAGCAGGTGGTCGAGAAACTGGTCGAGCCGTGGGGCACGCGGGTGCAGTGGAAAGGCGAGGTCATCAAACTTGATAAAATGCGTCTGCGTGATGGTGCTCATGTCATTGACGAGTTGCACAGGATCGCGCTTGAAAACTGCTACTTCATGTACGAGACCCGTGATGGCCAGCTGTGTGTCACCGACGGCGTTGCCGGTGCTGGTGGCGAGCCGCTGATCCTCGGCCAGAACATCCTGACGTTTTCGGCTGAGCAGTCCGAGGACAAGAACAAGTCTAAGGTCAAGGTCAAAGGCCAGCGCACCAAGAAGGGTGTCTGGGGCAAGAAGGCGGTAACCGAGAAGCCGATCAAGATCGTCGAGAACCCGAAGGTCAGGAACAAAGCTTTCCAGACCATCCAGCACTACGGCGATGCGACCGACAAAGAACTGGAGCGTCGTGCTCGCTTCGAGATGAATAAGCGCAACAGCGAGAGCCAGAAGATCACCATCGAGGTGTTCCACGTCCAGTCGTCGAGCGGCAAGCCGTGGGATATTGGCGACACGCACTACGTTGAAGTTCCTCCTGAAGGGATCTTCGACATGTTCGAATGCACTGAACTGACTTATCACGTCAACGCCGAAAAGGTATTGAAGACTACGTTGGTGCTGTCACCGCCGCCGTCCGGCGGTGTTGGCGGCGCGTCCGGTGGTTTCGGTCTGGCGGCGCTCAACATGGGTATCGGTCTGGCGCGGCGCAGTCAGGCGGGGATTACGCTGGCATCAAACAGCTATCCGGATCCCTGGACGCCGCCTATGATCAACGAATTGCAGCCGCTGACCCTGGCGGAAGAAGCCGCCCAGCCCAAACCGCAGGAAGTCGCGCAGACCCAGCCGCCACCCTTGACCCTTCCACCCTGGCTTGGAGAAACCGCATGACGTATCTGACGTTCCGTGCTCGATCCAAGGATATGCAGGATGGCTGGGAGCGGCACATCTGGGGCAAGCAGGAGTACATCGACGGCGGCTCTATCATCAAGGTGGCAGGCACCGATAGCGGCGATGAGGAAGTTGCCGTGCTCAACATCGGCGGAGTGTCGTTCAACCTGCCGAAGGACAGCGATACCGAGGTGTTCCTGCTGTCGTCGTCATCCGACACGACGCTGAAGATGGCGATCTTGACCATTCCGCGTGACAAGCAGCGGCGCTGGCCGGAGGGTGAGGGCGGCATCCAGCACCCGACTGATCCGGAGGTGTCGCTGCACTTCTCCGACAAGCTGACGCAGGTTACCAAGAACAAGTTCGCAGTTGGTCAGAAGGGTGAATTCGAGGTCAAGACCGATGAGCTTGGCGTATTTCGCGTCAAGAAGTTGATCGTTGATGGCGAACTGATCGTCAATAAACGAGTGGTTACACCAAGGGTAGATCAAGGCAGCGAGAAGCCGCCTGACTTTGACGGCAACAAGCAGGCCGAGAAAACCAGTGGTGGAGGCGGCGGCAGTGGTGCTGGCCCCACCAGCATCACTGACGCTGTGCAAGGCGTACTGGATTTCGGCGATGCATCTTGACCCGTGCGTCGACAAGAACGTCGGCGGCAGGCGGATCTTCTGGACCACGCGGCCGGAAGCCTGCGGCACCGACAACCTGTGCGGTATCGAATGTGCCATTCCTGGCCTCGAATACAAGTATGATGACAGCGTCATCGATGGCGGACGCAGCATCGGCAACGACGAGTGGCTGGAAAGCCTGATCCTGAACATCCTCAATACGCGAGCGCGAACCGACATCCGTTGTCCGGCGCCGCCGGGCGTCTACGGCCACTGGTCGGAATCCTATCGCGACGACAAGCTCTACATCGGTTCGACATTATGGAACGCCGCCGAGAAGCCGTATATGCGCAATGCCGACGCAGTGCGGGCGGTCGCCACGGCCGTGCGGTCCGATGTCGGCAAGCTGATCGTGCTCGGCATCGCCACGACGGTCGAGGTCGAGGCCACCTATCGTGGTAACAACAGCGTGGCCGTCACGATCAAGATCGTCACCACGACAGGCACCAGTCACCTGAACCTGTCCGGTAGTTTCGTCACCGAAACCTGGGTTTGGCATTGAACGATCATGACTTGCACCATCGCACGGCCGGATCCGCAGGAACTGTTCAACCAGTTGCGCGATGCCTTTTCGTCCACCGTGCTCGGTGGCGGCAAGGTCATTCCGGAAACCAACGAGTGGTATGTCGTCACCAACGACTATGCCATGACCGAGCAATTTTACGCCATTGCCGACCAGATGTGGCGCGAGACCAATCCGGAAACCGCATGCTGCGAGAACCTCTACAAGATGGCGGCACAGCACGGCGTGTTCCCGCATCCGGCCACCAATGCGCAGGGCTACGCCAAGCTGACTGGCGCGGTCGGTGCCACGGTGCCACCGTCGCTGGAGATCAGCACTGATAAGGGTGTTTATGTTTCGGTTGGTACCATTCCACTGACCATGCCGGATTCCGGCAGTATCATCATCCGGATCAGAGCGCTAACGCCGGGCAGCGAAATGAATGCGGCCGGCACGGCGACAACCGGAACACTGACCACTCTGGCGCCGGGCCTCGACGCCGAGGTGACGATATGCGGCGGTGCGTTCTGCGGTGGCGCCGACGCCGAGGACTGCGAAACATTTCGCAGACGATATATCGAGCGACTGTCCTATCAGCCTCGCGCCACCATGGCGTGGATCAAACAGAAGTTCATGGAATTCCCGTGCGTGACGCGGGTCTGCGTGCGCGAGGGAAGTTGCTGCCGTTGCGATCCGGATTGCGGACCGTGCGGCTGCAAGAACTGTGGCAAGGGCATGTATTTCTATGTGATGTTCGACGATAGTTTTAAATGCGGGATCGCGCCACAGAACATTCTGAAGGACGTCGAGGACTGGATGTTCGGCATCCACCAGGGCTACGGCGAGGGTCAGGTCGAGATCGGCGTGTGCGGCGGCGTGATCCAGCCGATCCCGCTGCCGGTCAATGTGATCATCGACATCGCCGGGTGTCCGAGTGCGCCACAGAAACAGTTAATTGAAACCTACATTCGTGACTTGTTCAGGCGGGTTTGTCCTTCAATGCCATTGCTGGCCAAGCAACTTGAATTGATTATCGCCAATGTCATAGGACCGGAAATAAATGCGGCGGTTCGGTTCGACGTCATAGGCTACGAGACACAGACCCCGCCGTATCCGCGCAAGCTGGTATTTGCCGATGCGTGCGGGCTTGAGCCGGAATGCGACGTGCTGCCGTGTCTAGAACAAATCACCTTCACCGGCCCTGGTGCGACGCAACAGCAATGCTAGACGACACGCAAAAATGCCTTGACCTGACTTGCTACACCGACACGCCGATGCATCCGGTTGTGCCGGCGGATCCGGGGTGCCTGACGGCGGACGGTTGCCAGCCGTGTGTGGAATTGGACGACGTTGGGTGTTGCCCGCCGCCGTTGTGTGGCAACGACCTGTGTTGCACGTTCGTTGCGTTCTTCAATTTGCTGCCGTCCGGCCCGCTGTGGGATTTCTGGAAGGCGAAGGCGATCAGTTACTTCCAGACTTCGGACGATCCCGCTGCGTGTCCGTTGCTGGCGGATCCGCAATGTCCGTCGCTGGTGTTGCACTCGATCTATGTGGTGCTGAAGCTCAAAGGCTTGGTGCATGGCGCATTGTGGCCCGCGTTCCGCGAGAGCAATCCGTACACAGCAATAACCACGCTCGACAATCATCTGGAACGATTGCAGTGGGAGGATTGCTACAACCAGCATTGCCGGTCGGTGCTGAACGACGAACTGACTCCGCTGGAGATCTGGACCGAGTGCGGGCCGCTGTTCTGCCCGCCGAACTATCCGCCGGAACTGGAGGCGGCGCTCAAGCGAGCCGTCGCCATTGCGCTCAACCGCGCCAACATGGGTGTGATCAAGACGCTGTGCGGGCTGAACTGGATCATCGAATCGCTCGGCGCCGAGTTGAAGCCGATCTACGTCTACACGTCGGACAATCCGTGTGCGCTGATGTGTACCGACAACCCGCAGTTCGAACTCAGCCCTAAACAAGACTGGATCGAAGGCGTAGGCTCCGGCGACGTCTGCGAGACTCAACTGCCTTTGCCGCATGTTCCGGCCTATTGGGATCTCGACTGCGACAGGCCGGCTGGGCTGCCGGAGCGGATCTGGCCCGGCGTGCTCGCTGCGGAGTGCATCATCCGGTCGCTGATGCTGCCGTCTTGTCCGACAAACATTACACGGAGTTGCTAGAC